ATGGCAAGAAAAAGATCGTTGATTATCCTACCAAAGTTAAAGAACTGCGGTGGAGATTTAAGTAAGAAATGGTATGTGGAGTATTCTTGCAGGGATCCACAAACCAATGAAATGAAAAGATTCAGGCATTATGATGGCTTTGCTGAATTGGAAACGGTCCAAGAACGGGAAGCCTATGCTGAAAAAATCATTTCGGAAATAAAGCTTAAACTCGAAAAAGGAGAAGATCCTTTTAGCGAGAGGAAAGTAACGTACCAGGATGAACTGATTTATCAAGCTGCAGCGGCTCGCTGGGGAAATCAGAGAGAAGGAATTATAAATATTCGCACGTATCTTTCTGATTTCTTATTAATGAAAAAGGCAGAGGTCTCCCACTCTACTTACCAGACCTATTGTTCCAAGCTCCGTATTTTTTGTGAATGGATGGAACTGCAGGGATATGCAGAAAAACATGTTCGATGTATTTGTCAAGATCAGATTCATAAGTTTTTCTATTATATAGCTGGAGAAAATCATGCAAGCCGGAGAACTGTATTGAAGTATAAACAACTCCTACATACTTTCTTTGACTTTCTGATGAAGACAAAGGAAGTAATAACAGTAAATCCTATATCTAATATTCCACAGCTGGGAGAAAAACGAGATGAAGCTGCAAGACCTATACCGGATAAGGATCGTAAGAAACTCATCGAATATATGGAGGAACATGATCCTCAATTACTATTAGTTTGCCAGTTGGAGTATTATTGTGCGATTCGACCAAATGAATGTCGACAGTTATTGATAAGAGACATTAACTTGGAAACAGCTACAATAACAGTGAGACAGGATATCAGTAAGAATGGGCTCACGGAAACAGTCAATATTCCCCGGCAACTGTATGAGTACCTGGAAAACATTCTTCGGATCGGAGGATATCCGGAAGATTGGTATCTCTTTTCGCGAGATGATATGCCTGGAATGTATAAACTTGGAAAAAACACATTTCGATATAGGTTCAATCGGATCCGAAAAATTTTAGGGTTAAGTGAGCGATACAAGTTATATAGCTTCAAACATACTGGCGGTGTGAAATTGGTGAATGCCGGTGTGAATACTTGGGAACTACAACGACATTTTCGTCACAAATCGATTGATACGACTGAGAAGTATGTTAAGAGGAATTTTGGTGTACAAAGTAAATTAATCAGGGACGATTTTCCTGATATGTGATTAATTTGTTTGTAGGAGGCTTATTTATGCCTCCTACTATCCTACAGTCCTACACAAGAGACATTCTTTTGAGATGATTATTTAGTGTAACCAGATGGCATTTTAATTTTCGGCAGATGGCAGCTTTAGACTTTCCTTCAGTAAGCATCTGGTTTATAAGTTCCGTTTTCTTATCAAGTTTGTAGTGAGTGTTTTTCTCGCCTGCTTGTCGGCCCAATTTTTGCCCAGAGGCTTTGCGCCATGCCAACGCCTCTTTGGTTCGTTGGCTGATTAGGTCGCGTTCGATTTGAGCCGACAGTCCGAAAGCAAAAGCAAGTACCTGGCTATTGATGTTATTGCCAAGTTCATATTTCTCTTTTACAGTCAGCACAAAGGTTTCCTTTGTCATACAGAGATTGAGCATTGACATTATACTCATCAAGTTTCGGCCCAAACGACTGATCTCAGAGATTATTAAGGTATCCCCTTTTTTCATTTTCCTAAGTAGTGGACCAAGGCGACGTTCTTTCGCAGATTTGGTTCCCGTCACCTGTTCTGATATCCATAAATCTATTTTTAAACCTTTCGATTCTGCGAATTTTTCAATTTCAAAGCGCTGATTCTCTTTAATCTGTTTATCGGTTGATATTCGAATGTATGCGTAAATCATTTTTGCCTGTGAAGATAGTAATATCATACAGGGTAAACAAACAATGATTCAAACGTCCGTTAAAAGTGAATAGGATATGAAAGAGACTGAATTGAACAATGGTACGGTTGCCAAGGTGCGAGGAATAGACGCTAATGGCAACAGTATAGTGACCACCCCTAAAGAAATAGCAAAGTCAGGAGGATGCGGTACATTCTCTATGACAGGTGCTCTTAATGGTAAATGGTATAGAGTAGCTATAAGTCGTAAATGTTATATGGCAAGTTCAGTATTGCTCAATGTAGGAAGTCGATATACGAATAATGCTCCTTGTTCCCAATTATTCTACATTGCGTTAGATGGTTACAGCAAATTGCAGAACGTTGTTCAATTAGGGGTCTCCAGTAAATGTATTAATAAAGTGCGATTACTATACAAAAGTTCGACTACAGAAAATGGAATGCTTGACATTTATATCAGTGCCAATGGAAAGAACGATATAGACTTTGCTTACAGCAATAATATTGGATTTACTTTTCAGACACCGGTAGAAGTTTCAGAAGAATCGGATGCGGAATACTATGTCAAGGAATTTACATTCTAAAAAGTGGAAGCTTAAATATCCCCTGATTGCTTCATACCTATCGTCCGTTAAAACTGAATAGGATATGAAGCTAAATGAAGCTCCAATTATAGAAAAATTGGAAAATAGTGAGTATATAACCGTTGTACTCATTGATGGAGCAATAGGAAAAATAAGGAAAGACAAACTTTTAACATCGGTCAATTACGAATATACAACAATGTCTTGGTCGGTTAGAGGATGGCATAGGATAGCCATCAGTACAGCCTCTAATGCAGCCATATCATCTGCTTTTTTCAATATAGGGAATAGCTTTGGAACTACTCCAGCAAGTTCATCGTGTTTTTATTTTGCAGGATCTGGCTATGCAGATAGAATTATATCTTCCATTGGCAAAGTTGGAATAATCTTTCCCAGAGTTAGAGTTTTATACAAACCATCTACAGCACACACTCTTTATATTGATATTTACTATGATTTTGAAGGAAGAAATAATATCTATCTTTCTGCTTCAACAGTAATCAATATGAAGTTCACATCCCTTGATGATTCTATTGCAACAATACCAGAAGGTTACACTGCTCAAGAGTTTGCTTTGTAGTAAATAAGCGGAGGATTTTCCAGTGATATTATTGTAGCATTTATAGGGGCATTATGCCCCTATAATTATGTAACGTCAATATATGTTGCCGCATCAACTTCCTCCTGATTGGCAACTGACAATGGTATAGCGTCAGTACTGGGTAAATTAGAAAGTAGTATCTTTGCATATATGGACGGAGTATACTCCGTACGTTCCAATATTATTTTGAAATTGCCTGTACTTTCATCGTGCCAAATTTTAAATCTTGGTGTAGGTGGGACACTGGCACCACCTATCCGATTAAAAATTATAGCAGGTGCCTTTACTGAATTAGCTGACCTGTTGATGCTCATAAAGAAAAGAGTTGCCGCTCTATCCCCGGCAGCTGTCAAGCTTATGAGTAAGGCAGAGGATACAGATGTCTTGACCTTCCATTCGTATACAACTCTCGAAGTCGTGGTTGCTATAGATTTTACCTTCCTCACCTCACTGGCAGGTTTAAGACCGTTTTTCTCAGTTGTTGCTTCACTCATTACATTACGAACGGCTTCTGCAAGGTTATTCTTGTTGATTCGTACTGGTAGCCCATTACTATCTGTAAGTAGCACATACTCGTTACCTATAGTGCTCACTTGGGCGGCCTCATTTAATTTTCCCATACCTATTCACTTTTAACGGACGTCTAAATTATATCAAAAAACGCCCAAATTCAACATTTAATTTTTAATCTCGTTTTGTTTAATAATTATACCTTATCAATCAGCATATCAACTATTATAATATACTGAAGTAGCAAGTTCGCAACGGTCATACATATCTTTGCTTGAAACCGTATAGTCGTTAGTGTTGGTAATCCACCACTCGACATAATCAGCACCTATAAGATTGCATTTCCGAGCAACGACATTCAACCGACGTGGGAATGTGGCTATCCTCACCTGTTTCACCCTCAAACCATTGTACATGAAAGGGTATAAGCCATTTTCACAACTGACATACACACTACCCGGATTCCCATAAAATATCATTTCCGATTCGAAACCATCAAGATCAAGCGAATTAGGCAAAGTCATATAGTGCGTATCATTCCCCACATTCTTGGTAAAAATAAAATTGAGTCCCTGGGTTAGATCAGCTTTAAAAGATTCCGTAGTATAGTCATTGAGGCTTATTTCACGAAAAAACTTTTGAATACCAACCTTAAATATACCTTTGTTACACACAATAGAACCGTCTGAACCAAAAAGTATGTTTCCCTTTGCAAAGCTCGCATCACCTGTACGCCCGTTGATCCTACAAATGACATTACCGTCAGCATCCTCAACCTGCACATTCTTTACTACCAAGTCATCAACATCGATATATTCAGATTTAATCTTCTCACTTAGCAGCAATTTGGTAGCAATAAAAACCCAGTCTATTGCTTTCTCCCAATACCCCAATTGGTTAGCCACCGAGGTTTGGGGATTATTAGCAGATGAGGAAGTATGTGACTTCAAACACAGATATAGCATATCTTTGTATAATACAACATCGTACCATAGCTCGCCATCAGCTCCTGACAGATATTGCTTTCCTTCGGCCCAATCAGTTTGGCGAAGACGAGCGCCACGATCACCTTTGGCTCCGTCATCGGGAGCCGCCGTAACATTAAAGGTTGATGCTACTATCTGTTTCTTTGCCATAAATTTAAGATTTAGTTCCTTGTACATACCCTGTTACACCACCACCTGCACTCTTTACGTCTGCGTATGTTAGCTTACATCCGGTTGTGGTAGGCGCATTGGCCGGAGTAAAAGCGGTACCGTCAGCTTTCGTAAAAGTAGTCTTGAATGTAAAGCCGGTTACTTCTTCACCTGTACCAGTCTTCTTAACCTTATATGTCGCAGTTACCTCACTGGTAGCACCGCTGCTGGTAAGATACGTAGGCCCACTGAAATTAACAGCCAAGAATAACGGATCAGTTTCATCACTCACTTCACCGATTGCAATAGCAACCACCTCACCACCGATAATAAATTCAGCTCTTATACTTAGCTTGGAATCGATATCATCAGCCACTAATGAAACACTGTTGGCGGTTGACCATGCTGTGGTTGACGGCATCTTATACCATTTCAGGGAGTAGTTGCTTTGGGGTACCAGAGAGCCACCTTTGTAGAGTTCCTGATCCACTTTAACGGTAGCTGTATCGCTGTCGATAATACCACCATCAGAAGGATAAAGAAAACCATAGTAAGCGGAGTTACTAAACTCTGAGATGGCAAGAGGTATCTCAGAAGTGTAGCTAAGATTATGCCCGGAAGCCTCAATCTCACCATCCATGCGGATAGTATCTGCATCCATGTTAGAAGCGGAAGCAAGATTTCCTACGATCTTCAGAGCCGGTACATTCACGGAACCATTATTGTAAGTAGTGGTTTGCATCTTACCGGCTACGGCCGCCGGGGCGGTAGCTAACCCGGAAGCGTTGAATGTTATAAGTGTATTGTTATAATACCACTTTTCAGATCCGGAAACAATCGACTTGATCACATTCTCATTGCCTGAGCGCATGACCGGATAGATGATAGGTTGATTAGCCGCTACGCTCCAGTCCGGCACACATTTACCCGTATCCTTCTGATACATCTGTACAAGCGGCTTGGTAGATCGAATATTCCCCTGCGCACTATCACCATCAATAATCATACCGATATAAAAAGAACCCGCAACATCACTCATCCTGTACCTCCTCTCCGTTAATTGAGTTATCTTCCGCCACAGGTTCTTTATCACTGTCCTGAACCGGCAAAGAATCCTCAGCAGGTAATTCACTATTGTTTTCATTCTGTACCTCCTCTCCAATTTTACTTCCACCGGCTTCGATTAGCCGGGCAGCTTCCTGTTCGGTGAGAACCTGTCCGGCAATGCCTTTCACATATTCTTCCGGCTCGAACCTGACCATGCGCAGATCACTTTCGTTAACGATAAACTCCCCGTCGGCAGTCCGATGGCGGACATCAATCACACCGGCACGACGGGCGATATCGGCGGATACTTTTAAGTACTTCATTTCTCTCATACCCATATAAATTAAATTGTTAACCTCTGGCTATTATTACTTCATTGGCACCTGTACGGATGGGATCACCACTCTTGGTAGTAAGCACCGTATAAGGCCCTATCTCATAGACTTCAGGATAAACAGACATTTGCAGGACAGCACTCAGGCGTAAGCTGTCGGCTGTAACCGATATCGAACTACCGTGTCCGATTTCCGTAGCCGTCGCACCCGCAGCAGACGACTTCTTAAACCACTTCACGAAGAAGTATTTATTGATCTGGTCTGTTGTCAGCTCCTCTTTATTCGTCAGTATCTTCACATGAAAAGTCATGTTGGCCATTCCCTGACGAATGGTATTGCCATTCGGACTATAGACAAATGCCTTAATCGGAGGAATCTTATAAACTATGGCCGTCTCAGCCATCAAAGTATCATCCGTAGGAGCTGACGGCTTGGTTCCGGTATAATAAACCGCGCGGCAGCGGATGACGCTCATATATGTATTGTCAGCATCAATACGCAAAGTATTGGTACCCTGACCGGATACGTATTCAATGTTCAGGTCAGAAGAGTTGATAAGGGTTTCCTCTCCGTTCTCGACTTTGTACCACCAATACGCTACATTGGCATCCGCAACAGTTTCGCTGCCCATTTTCAATACAGCAGTGATATCTATGTATTGGTTATCCTTCAGGGGATTATAGGTTATCTTAGCAGGTTGGTTAATGCTCAATGAAAGCTGGTCATCACTCTTCTGTATAGAGTTCAGAGTGAATGTATCGGTATATACCAACGTGTTTTTATTTCTGGAATCCACATAGGTAGCCCGGCAAAGAATCTGCACAGGAGTAGTTGGCGAAACATTCTTCTTCACAAGCAATGTTCCGTCAGCATTCAGTGTATAATTGCTATTCTCCGAGGTAATCTGAGTGCTCTCACTGTTTTCATACCAGGTGACAGTCAGTTGACTACTTTTATCCCCATTACTGATAATCTTATCCGGATCAACAATATTGAGGAATGCCTTTAGCTTCATCGGGGTAATAGCCCGGTTAGGAATGTACGTATTGGCATTCGTGTAATAAAACTGTGTCTTACTACCTCCACCATCTATTATAATACCAAAACTCGCCTTCAGAGGCGTATAACTGGTTCTGACCGGCTGCGGTTGAACCGCGGTTTTAATTTTCATACAATTATACTATTTTCGATATTAATACTCTCAATACCGTCACGGACGTATGCCGTACAGGTGAATTTCACTTTTCTTGTAGTACCCCAATTGGAAGGCATGTCCTCGTTTGTCAGGTGCAGTACCCGCCCGTTATTGGCATGAGCGACTGACCAGGCGTTATCTTCTGTCACCTGACCACTATCACGAGTCCAAGACCAATCACCCGCCAGCACATCAGCAGAGATATCATTGTAGCCCCAATAGACAACAGGTGTGATCTCCGTATCAACTTTACCGGCAAAAAAGGTATAACCGTTACTGGATGAGAATTCAAGGGTTAGTTCTGAGTTCCCTTCAATCTGTGCCCAATCCGTAGCATTCCACTTAGGTTCCTGCGTAGTTCCGGTAACCAGGCACATCCATTTACAGCCGACATGATAGACTGCATCATAAACTGTGTCTGTAGACTGATAGGGATTGTTCACAGCATCCTCAGATGACCACGGACCCCGATTATTCTCAGAACGAACAGGTGTACCCTGATAGTCGTCTATACGCAATAAGTCCTGTATAGCGATACCACGACAGTAGATATAGCTATGGCGGTAGTTGATCGGCAGGTTGTCAAATAGTGACAACTGCTTTAACTTGCCTATAATGATGGCATAGTTATTCTCTTCCAGTATAGGTTTCGTTACGCCATCGAGCATACAGATACACTTCTCACGGGAAGATAGGTACCAATATGCCTGACGATCTTCGTTCACCGGATTACCACGATGAGAAAGTATCATTAGCGGTTCCGGTGGATAGTTTTTGCCTCCGGGTACTTCATCATCAGGATACATGACCGCAGTGATGGTATTAGATACTGTATTCACATTCAGCACACGGAGCCATGAAGTGTAATAATCACCACCTCCGGAGGCAAGGTTGTTTACCATGCCATAAACAACATCATTCTCGGCCAAGGCTGTGAAATCATTCTCCCAACGTTTACGAAGTGGTAAACGATAGGTACCATCTTCCAATAGTTCGACACTCTCAATAGTCCCGGACTCGGAAAAAGAATAATCTGATTCCATAGCTGAGAGCCGGTTGAAAATCACTTCTAAAAAGATCGCCGATGACCGAACCTCCAAGGTATTAAATTGCGCACGTCCATCAGGATATATGCCACCTCCTTTACCGGCAATTAGTGAGTCAATAAACTCACCAAATTGTAGCAGATAATCGGTACGATCAACTCGATCTTTGTGTATGTACTTATCACCTTCGATATCACCTGCTATATCAGCATAACCGGCTTTGATCTTCTTATTGTTGACTAACAGATATTCTGCGACGTAGCTAAGAAGGTTCAAGAGGTCGATATTCCGGTGCTGGTGGCCAATACCACCTCCGGATCCGGCAAACTCTGCAAGCTGTTGACCAACGAAAGTGGCAAAAGCTTCAGCGGTCGTGATACCCCATTCTTCGGAGTATGGGTTTTGAATTGGAAAGAGTGCCCCCTCGGAAAGTGGAAGGCGAGGAAATTCAGCAAGCCGAGGGGGCACTGTAAAAGAACCGACTTTAGGAACAGTGATGCTGAGAACATCTGCTGGAATATCGGTTCTGGGGAGGTTTAATAAGGGACGGGCATCAGCATATTTGAATGTAAATGTGTAATTGGAAGGAAGAGCACGGTCAGTGTAGCTGACATTGCTTTCTGTTACGACAATCTGACGCAGGTAGTTACCGGCATAAAGATACTTAGCCTGGGAGGGGAAAAAGTCAAGTAACCACTTGCGCTCATCCTGATTCAAATGGCCGGTGTTTTTTTGAAACTTTCGTTCGGTATCGACACGGTACTCTTGAGAAATTTCGTCAATTTCTGCCAGGTTATGTGTATGCTCACCGCTGAATGTTGTAGTACCGTAGGCACGGAAGGTGTCGAGACCTCCGAGGGAATTTTCGAAGAGGATCCACTGCTCTTGCTCGGTACGCATGTCTTCAGCATAATAACGCTGTATGTATGTGAGACGCTGACCGGTTAGGTTTTCAACCCATATATCATAATAGGCTGGCAATTTATGGCCAAGCCAACCGGCAACTACAGAATACTGCAGAGGTATAGTGTATGCGATGCCGGCAACCATTTCAGCAACTGTGTAGTCGGTTTGTGATATCACGGATCCGGAAGTATCAGTGAAGTATGCGCGAAGCTTTGCCACACAAGGTATTGTGGCATAGTAAGTCAGGAACTCCGGAGAATAATAGGTAACCGGCTTTATTGATGGCTGCCATGTGAGGAAATTCTGCGTGAGGAAATTGGCGGCAGAATCGGCCAGGCGGTCAATACCGGAGCGGATGACACGGAAGGTTAATGTAGTGTCATTAATCATGGCTGTAAAATCTGAGGCAAGTGAGGATTGCTCATATACTTGTCCTGATTCGATCAGCTGGTAAGATAGCCGGGCATGGACGATATCACGCAGGTTTATTGTGATATGTCCATCTGCGGAAGGATCGTAACGCTGAGATAAGATTTCCACACCACCTTGTTTCAGAATAAAGGAAACCTGGACATCTGAAGAGATGTGGAATTCCTTTAGATTCTGAGATAGCGATAAAGCATCAGGTTGCTGCAGTATAGTCATATTGATTTCTTTTTATGCCAAAATTAGAGATAGAGAGGGGTTAATTAAAGGACAAATCAAGTAGGAGTTGTCGTTGGGCGTGAAGGACGTTCATTGGGATCCTTTTCTGAGAATAACGCTGGACGCAGGGATAAATCTATGCGATAATAAACTTTTCCACCTGTTCGACTTGTATAATATATATAATAAGAACGATGATAATAAGTACCTCCAGCATCGTAAATAGCCTTGGTTGGTGGTAAAGGATAAATGGCCGGAATTGTATTCTGATTTCTTTTATCTTCACTGATAGTATACCCGGCAGCAACATATTCATCTTCACTGACTTCTGTAGTAGAAGAAACAATCATCCATTTGTATTCTGTGTTCCGGACCATACGTTCAGATTCAGCTTTGGCTAAGGACAATGGCTCATAGAGTGAAGTTGTCATCAGTTCGGATGTAACCGGTTCCGATTTACCACCAATGGTGTATTTAAAGATATTGAAAAGTAATTCAACTCCCTGGAGAGAAACTTTGTGATGAACCTGCAGAGAGTTTTTCAGAGAGTTTGGGAGCAATAGATCAGCAGAAACCTTATGCATAGAGTTCCGAAGCATGTTATCGAACTTCCGATAGAATTTCTCAAAAATTCCAATAGGGCCATTGTATAACAGGGAATATCCCCATTTACCCAATAAATCATGATTGGTCCCGATCGCATAATTAGAACTATATTGCACGAAAGCTAAGATCGGTTTCTGATCCGGATTGTTCGCTACAACATCATCATCTGATGCTGTAGCGTCTTCAACGGAGCTTTCTACAGGGACACCATCAATCGTTGAATTGAGTGTGCGGCCATCACCAATATAAGGTGCTGTTTCTCCTCTTTTCATGTTGCCCCTGTTGGTTGTTGGCAGACCTGGAAAGGCAAGATATGATAAACAAAAAACACAGTCCGGTACTTTAACTTCATAGGCCTTGAGAGGACCGCCGGCATAATAGGGTATATTACCATCGGAAAGCCTTTCTTCAATAGTACTATCTGCATATCCTGTACGACAATAGCTACCATCAGCCTCTTTGTACCAGGCCTCAGGATATTTTGCCTCCAGTTCGTATGTAGCATCGTAGGTATTGCCTTCTGTAATAACAGTTTCTGAAGAGAGTTTGAGCTGTTGATAGCCGGGAAAAGATTCCTCTGGTTGGGATGCAAGGTAGGGTGTTAAATCGACTGTTGGCTTTGAATCTATGATGTCGTTGAACAATTCTATTCGTACAGTACGTGCGACTTCATCAGGTATAAACTCACAGCAAAACTTTTTGCGATACACATCAAGAATGGTGTTGGCCATACAATCGGGAACCAGGTGCGAAAGCCTTATAGTGCCATTAACTAAAGAGTCTATGGTGTTATTGATGAAGACCATCTTACTGAAAGGTTCACTCGTGGTAAGAAAATGATCGAGCAAGGTATAACCGAAGTAAGTGAAGATACGCCGCAACAGGTATGCAGCACGAATGAATGGTGAAATGTAATAACCTGGCTCAAGCTTAATAATACGATTATTGACGGTTTCTTTTCGTTCGAAAGAATTGTAAAAACGATAGCTCCCTTGGCCTGCATTACTGGCTATACAAGTTCCTTCAGCATTCATATAGTTGATGCGGTTGACATATCGACGATCGCCATCCAAGTTGACTGTTATTGGGAAAATAGCATAATCAGGATGGGAATTATCGCGAAGGGACCAACAGAAGTCAATTCCTTGCTGTACAGTAGTGATTCCTGGAATAACTTCATCGCCAAAGATATCGGTTAGAGCAACGTCTGATATCCTGGCAAGAAAAGAGCCTTCATTCATGTAGAAGGAAGTAGAAATCTTCTCATAGCGTTTTGCTGATAAAATGGCTTGCCGGCAGGGCATGAAGTAATCTCCATCCTGGATGCTACAGTCGATGTTGGCTGAAGGTTTGTTCTTGTTGGCCATACAATCGGGATAATTGGTAAGCTGACGGTTCAAGTCCGTATCCGGAAGATCAGTTGGCAAGGATTGTTCACCCCATTCATTGAAAAAGAGGTTAGGGCGTTCGATTTCAAGTTGAGTGCCAGGAGTGAGGTGATAGGCTTGACCAGCTTTAGTATTGACTATTTTCATGATGCTTGTTTTTTGGATCCAATGGAACGAGAACGATTGCGAAGTTCTGTCTTCCGCTCGATGTCGGAAAGAACAACTGAAGCCGGTACTCCATACTCATCAAGATGGATGATGGAACGAGCCAACTTCTCCATGAGTTCTGGCGGCAGTGCAGTGCCTGAGTTGCCAGCAGGTGTCGGATCCGGAGTTGAAGACGTCTTACTTATTGATCCGCCGGAAGCATAACCGGCCATGCGGGCACGAATGGCCTGGTTAAGATCGAGTGTGCGGATGTTGCCGGCTTGCTGGGATTTATCCAGGATAGGTGCTACAGTGGGGTTTTCGACGGCAGCATTGCTGGCTACCCATTCCTTTGATTGGCCGGCAGGCCCCTCTCCTACTATAACGGTAGGATGATCTATGAAACCACGAGCATCCGGATCATAATCCGTATCCGGAAAAAGTTTGCCGTCCTGGGCACGACGGACATCTATTTTACCACCTTCCTGACGACCGGTGGCGACGCGGGCACCGGTGGAAGCTCCGGAAGATGTACTTCCGGAGAGAGTCATATTCTTGACCTTATCGCGTTCGGCTTTGGCACTGGCTAATTGAGCAGCACCAGTAACTCCCATTAAAGTTGCAAAAATAGGACCAGCAATTGGTCCAAGTTCACCAAGTGCTTTCATTATGGCTACAGCTGTATCGGCAATGATCTGAGAGGCTTTAATTGCAAAATTGACATCAGCATACTTTTTCTGGATATCGAGTTTCTTCTGAGCCTTTTCATTCTCCAGGCGTTCAACTTCATCGGCATCACCCTTGGCTGCTTCTATTTCAGCGTCGTATTTGGCGTCGATCTGATCCATTTCAGCTTGTTGTAAAGACTGAATAGCATTGGAGAATAGATCCGCATAATAATCAAACTGTTTTTTATAACTGTCTCGCTTGAGATTTTGGACAGCCTGTTCGTATTCTTCTTCAGTGAGTAGTTGTTGAGCACGTGCGATCTTCAATTGCTCTAACTCTGCATTATGACGTTCCTGCTGAGTTGTGAGCCCGTATTGATTGCGAATAGCCAGGAGACGTTGCTGATATTCGGATTCGAGTTGCTCCTTGGCACGATAGTAGGCTTTGTCAAGCTCAGTGGTATCGAGGTTATTCTCTTCGGCCATTTCCTTCCGGGCCTGATAGGATGCCTTGAGCACCTCAAGTTGCATCGCATAATCTTCATCGACAGTAGTCAGTTTGAATTGATCCTTAAAACTTTTGATAAGTTCATTCAACTGGGTCTGCAGAGCAGCACGAGTAACATTGGCTTCTTTTTCAGCATTGATAACACGCTGATTGGATTTTCGGACGATGTCTTCTTTGGTGTTGGCATCAGTAAGGGCCATCGATTGGGCATCAGAATAATAGGACTGCTCAATCTTGAGACGGGCGTCGGCATTCTGTTTGTTCAGCTCCAACAGCATCATTTCGTACTGCTGCTTGGTGAGTTTACCGGTGGACTGGGCCGAGTTCAGAGCAGCCAGAGAATCGTTGTACGTCTTCTGCTGATTCTGCAAGTCTTCTTCGCGGAGAGCTTCGAGGGATTTCACAGCGGCCTGTTCGGTAGATATTTTGGCCTTTTGCTCTTTTTCGGCTGTTGTTCGAGCTTTTTCAGCTGCAGTATCAGCTTTCTTTTTGGCATCAGCAGCCAATTTTGCGGAACCGAGTTCCTTATATTTTTTGATTTCTTCATCCAAGCGTTCTATCTCTTTGTTCTTCAAGATAATATTTTCTTTGGTATCTTCCTTCCAGGTATTTTGCACCTTTTCTTTTTGCTTCTCCAGCTTTTTAATGATTGAGGTGGATTCAACTTGTTTTTTGATTTCTTCATCGGAGAGGCTTACCGTGGTTTTGATTGCCTTTATATAGGGTTCATACTTACGATTGATCTCATCAACACCGGTAGCAAGGTTTCGCTGATCAATTCGAAGAGCGAGAAACTGGTCTCGGAATTTGGTCATTGCATCACTTCCGAGGTTTGAACTGAAGTATTTCCCGAACGTATTCCAAAAGTCAGATAAATCGGTTTTAGAATCATTGAGTACCTTTTCTATTGATCCGCTAAACTTTGAATATACATCTTTCCCTATCTGACGTGAAGCTTCGGACATGAGGTATTCTATTCTGTCCATCTGAATAGATATATTTTTTTGCACATAGTCAGCCGTTGTTTGAGCTTTCATTTCGGTGGCAATGCGGTTGGTAAGGGCTGCGTTGGCTTCATTTTGAGCCTTCGTTATGTCTTTGAGGGAGGCTTTTTCGAGGTTATAGTTTGCCAAAAGGCCCGGATACTTGCCATTGAGTTCTTTTACAAGCTCGATGCGTTCGTTGGTGCTTGGGTTGGTTTTCTCGAGTTCGTTGAATATATTGTTCAGTTCAGTCCGCTCGCTGAGAAGGCGTTTATTAAGACTTTCGACAGAGGTATTGACCTTATCTGTTCGATTGCCAAAGAGCATGAAAGCAGCGGCAGCGGTGGTTATTAATGTCGTAACAATTCCGAGTGGTGAAGCCTTGAGCACAAGATTAAACATTTCAGTAGCTGCAGTAGCTAAATTGCATCGTCCTCTGTAAAGGTCTAAAACGATTAACTTGGCCAGAAATGCTTTTTTGGATAAACCAAGTTGCAATGCGTGGAGCTTCTCGGCAGCAACCGACTTAAGTGTACTTTGTGCATGTTTGGCATTCCATATTGTCGCAAGTTTCTGTGTCGCTATATAGGAGGTGTAGGCCGTTACCAAGAGAATAAGGGCCTTGCGATGTTTAACGATCCAGCCGATGAGTTCCATTGTGGAAACTGATGCACCGGAATAGAATTCATCCCATTTTTCTTTGATTGGCAGCAAGGTTTCACCAAGTTCAAGTTGTGCATTTTGAAAACGAACAGTGGCTGCCTGAGCGCGATCGGCAGAAGATACATAATTATCTCCTGCAGCTGCAAGCTGTTTATCAACAATAGCTGCAACTGCTGACATGAAATCGCCTGTCTGAGACATTTGCTCATTGATTTCGGCGGCAGATAAGCCAAGGTTATCCAAGATCATGACGGACTTACGCCCTAAACCTGTAACAATGGAGTTGGTCATATAGTCAACGGACTGGCCCGTTTGCTGTGCCTTGAGCTGGGCAAACTGCAGATATTTGCCAAGGTCCTCAAGCGGGATCCGGAAGTCGTTAGCCTGTACAGTAGCCTTCATAAGATCAAGATCGGTGACAGTTCCCTTGGTAGCTTTACGTAAGTTATTGAGGATAGTCCCGTCATCGAGCGCATCGAAAGCCTTCTTCACACCATCGGCAGACTCGGCCATTTCAATACCTTCCGCAATAACTTCTTTCATCTTCTGAATGTATTCTCCAGCCTTCTCGGCCAACTTGGCAAATACGATGCCTGACATGGCCGCTAAAGCCGTTTCGGAAGTGGATATTTCACGCAGACTTTTGGCACTGACCTTGAGCTCATTCATACGCTCATCGACTTTTTTGATCTGGCTCTCCAAGAGTGCATAGCGTTCCGGATCCAATGCCTTGGATACATTGTCCAGTTCTCGATGCAGGTCCCGGGATTGTTTCTTGAGTTGCGCCATCGAGAGGACGTTGACATCGAGCTTGCGGGTGAGTTCGCCCATCCGCTTGTTATTGTCGGATATCTGTTTGCCGTAGGCCTTGTACTCTGCTGCCAATTTCTTATAAGTATCGCTCTCTTTTTTGCCTTTGGATTCAAGTTCAATCATGGACTTAAGGCGTTCACGTTGTTGCTGTTTGAGGTCCTTTGTTGCCTTAGAAAGAGCATAAATTTCCTTTTGTGCCTTATCTGTTTCGGCAGAAATGATGTATTTGATTTCGTCTTCAGATAGGTGCTTTTTTGCCATATCAATTAACTGTTAGATTGTTCATTCTGGAGTGATTCTTCCAGTTTCTTACGGATAGAGTTGCGGATTTCTTCGGTAAATCCATACTGGATTTCTGGGAAAGTCTCATGATAAAGTACTCCCCATACAACACGATTGTAGATAGCCAGATTGCTCCGGATATGCCGAGATATACGATCCTTACCACGACGGTAGTTGATATCCAAGAAACGAAGGTAGGGAAAGATGCGCATGTAGTAGACTTGTTTGGAGTCGGAAGACTGTGAAGTAAACGGGCGGCGCGCGAGGTGAGCCAAAAGATTACCCGAACGGGTATGGAGATATGTACGAACTACATTTTCTTGTGTTTCGTATATCTTGCTAATGCCACGAGACATGACATCATTGACAAATTGGGTTCTAATAAGTTCGTCTGTAATCATATTCGCTGCTTATTTACAGCGAAAGTAAGGCGGAAAAGAGAATAGAAAAAGGACAGTTATCGGCGGAAAATAATCCAATAAATAAAGATACCGACGATGGGGAGAGCCAACGACAAGATAATGTAGAAGAGTTTATCAACCGATGAATGAATGGAAATCATCGGCATCAGAAGCAATACAATCACTATGTAAACGAGATATAACATATTAGCAATTTTTCTTTATCCAAAAATAGACAATTTATTCGACATAAGCAAGATAACCCCGGGAAACTTGGTATCTTTTGTGTAACTAATACGGTTATAGTTTCCCGGGATTCTCTCTACTATATTTCTTTCGCCTGGAGCATCCAGCGGAAGTCTAAGCCTGCGGATCCGGGCCGGTTCTGGTACCGGTAGCCGGCATCGTGCATGGCTTGATGAACTTGATCCTTGGTGATCTGAGCACCCGGATCAATGCGACGGATGGCGTCGAAGACTTCATCGGTGGTAAACCAATGAGTCGTATGACGGGCATCGGGCGCCGGCTTGAATGATGCAGACAAGGCTGCAACGTGAATACTAATATCTGTGATGGTTTGTTCTTTATCTTTCATTGTTATCTAATTTAAAGGTTGATAAATGGCGACTAATTTCACGGAGATTGCGAACGATATGCAGACGTTGAGTATCGGCATCTTTACCATATGGAAATGTTTCTTCCAATATAATATCAATTACTTCATCGACATTGGATATCATAGCACAAACATAGTTCTGATCTTGCATGAACTTGATGGAATCAATGGAAGAAGAAGAGATTTGTGCTCCATCAATATTAATAGGATAGAGTTTATTGTCCTCATTGGTAGTCATTGCTTACCTCCTTTCGAATTAATGCAATGCTCAGTGGCAGGATCAGCTGATATCTCCGTATCCGCACAATGGGAACAAATGGTCTGAGACTCATCGGCCCACCAACAGGTTCCATGATCGGGATGAAAGCATGGATCATTTTCAGTGCATCCGCAAATACGGCAGACACCTGGAGTTACAAGAGTTTGAGTTTTGAGCATTCCTTCGCCAAAGCTATAATAACCACGAACGGAAGCGTAAGAGATGAAGCAAACAGACTGATTGTCATCGTTGCCTACCCTTACACTGAACTGACCATCTTGTGAATCGAAGACACCGGCACTAAAGGTAATAGCTTTTGTTTTGGGGTACTTCTGATTGAGTTCATTGACTTTTGCTTCAAAGGAACACTTCAAAGAGTCCAGAGCACATTGATCAGTGATCAACAGACGATCGAAAGCTTTCGCAAACTCGCACATTTCCCGCCCCTTTTTGTTGACGTTGGAATAGGTTTGCACATGATGGATGAAGAACATCATTTGGAACCTCCTTTCTTTGATTTTTGCGCCATAAGGTAGCAATAAACTACAACTAAGATGCAGGGTAAACAGATAAATGTAGCGCAGATGCTGGCAATGGTAGCAATGTACCAACGGTCGGAAGTGGTTTTAATTTCGCAGTCACATAGACTACGGTAATAACGCTCTTGGAGCGTGTTACAATCCTGCGTTGAGCGGAATGTAGGCACAACTGGAGTGCTCGGAGTCTGATTTCTCATACTATAATGTGATTTGGCTGTTACTGGCAAGTTTTTTTATATCCGTTGGATACAAAAACGGCTGTCAGTTTCCCGAAGTCGCCAAACCACATTATAGTATCCTCCGAAGAGCATATATAAATCGAGAAAAGACAGCCGTAAGTTTCGTATATGAAATCTTCCTCCTAACATCAGGAGAATGACATCTATGGACATAAAAAAAGCCCAATTTCGTATTGAGCGTCTACCGGACTCTCTTCGGTATGGACTAACCATAATGTGATTTGGCATTGCAAATATGGGGATAGTTTTTGGAATGGCAAAAAGAAAGCGGAGTTTTTTGCTCCGCTTTAAATTATTTGTTTTCATATTGAATTGAAACTATTTTTCCATTGTTATTCTTCTTGAGGAATATCTGGTGATTCATTTATCATTTGATCAATATGTTCTCTCAAATCCTCCATATTCTCATTTTTAAGTTTTTCACTAATGTGATCATCCATCTTTTTATATAATTCTTCGCTTAAACCAGAAACAGCAAACTGCTTCAAAGAATCATCTATTTGCTCTATTTCAAAGAGGCCAGCCGAAGAAGAGCAAATGAAATATCCCAATAAATAATTGTATACGTCGGATGAACCTCCAATGATAGTGCTAAGAGATTGTAAATTCAATACTTTAGATTTTAGTTGAGCTTGTTTAACAGCATAAAGTAAATATAACCCCCATACAGATGAATATGAAAGCATACTAACAAATATTTGGATTGTAGTAGTTTTATCTATATCGTTAGACATATTATATTCTATAGGAGATTTATATTTTTCCTCTAAAGAGTTTTTCAAATCATCAATTCTATGGGAAACTCCAGTATGAACTAAATTAATGGAACTTTCTATTCTTAATAAAAAGGCCTTCATATCTTCGGTGGTGGATGATAATGAATTTATATTATTTTCTAAGCTCGACATCGTCATCTGAATCACTTCTTTGGATTTATCAAAACTGTCAGACACATCACCAATACTTTTTATTGATGTATCTATTTTATGCGGAGTATCTTTTATCTCATCATGTAAATCACGAAATTTGTGCAACAAACTATTAATAGAATCGCTTGATACCACTGTCATTATAATTGCTATAACTGACAAAATTATCGAAGTGATTGTTGAAGCGAAAGAAAACTGTTTGGATAATTCATCATTATTATAAAGTAATAGAATGAATTGAGTTATAATGATTACAGAAAAAATAATAATAGTACAGATAAGATAAGCTCGCTTAATTTTTGCTTTCATTAAAGCTTCTTGTTCTGGAGATATTTTTAAGTCACTCATAGATATTGCTTTTTAGATTAATTGTGGCAAAAGTAACTATTAAAATGATATTATCAAACAAAAAAACAACTCGTGAAATGTAAGTACGAGAACATTTGTTAACGAAGCTTTAAAAAACGGGAATTCCCGTTTTTTAGGTATTCAAGATGAAAGTGATTTAGTCGATTCCAGACAAAAATCCGGTACTTGGATGCACCGTATTTTGGCACTCAAGTTTGCCGCCTGGTTAAACCCCTCATTCGAACTTTGGGTTTATTCCACCATCGAAAATCTTCTCTTCGGAAAACACGTTCAACGTGAGCAATCATTTGAGCGTACTTTGAAATTTCAGAAAGAGCTGGATGAGTTGAAAGACAAGCCCCAGAAAACAGGCGAAGATTTTGAACGATACTTGGAACTTGATAGAGCTTTGAAACATGAAAAAGCGGTACGTAAATCGCTAACATCAGAAGCGGTCACTGGCATGCGATCATTATTCAGTGAAGATGATTAAAATCGACAGAGACAGACATAAGAAAAGCGGAGTTTTTAGGCTCCGCTTTTCTTATTATTTATAGACATCATCCCAAGTGCCTTTTTTTTCTTCTTCCGCTGCTTGTTTTCGTTCCTTCTCTTCTTTCCGTTCTTGCTTATATTCACCAAGAAGCCTTATTCCATCCATAATGGACTCACCGTTACCGATTTCTTTAAATAATATATACCGGTAAGTTTCGGCACCGCCCTGGCCTTTCACAGCTGCAGAAAAAGCCGTATGAAGTTTCCAGCCACGATCTGCCATAAAGTTTAGAGCATCAATCATTGATGAAAAAGGCATAATCTTACCATTATCATCCACCATTTGATTATCACTCGAAGCTCTATAATAATAACCCTGGCTTCCAAAATCAAAAGAAATTTTTATGCTACTTCCAGAAAAGGCGGCTGTACCTACCATTTCACAATAAACAGTGCGTAGTTGTGCATGAGCGGACAAGGCCAAACTCATCAGCACAAAGATAAATAGTACTTTTCTCATTACATATTTATTTAGATTCAACATATTCTTTAATTAAATGATAGTCACGATCTATTTGAAAACTGAGTGCCATCTTTACTATTGATGTAGGATTTTTCTTCCCTATTTCCTTTTCATTGTGATAGTAGCACCTCCATAAGTCTAAGGCGTAAATATGCATTTTGGGATAATAAGCAGCTGTATTGAAAACTAAATACTCATTATCAGCTATGCGTTTATAATGTAGCCCTTTATATTGACTACCACTTTCCAATTTACCTTCTACGAAGTTGAATCCCCACTCTTGTATTTTACACTTAAGTTCTTCATAAATAATATCTTTTGCATGATTGGGATCAATCTGTATCAAAAGGCAACGTCTGTCATTATCGCTTAGCTCAATATTGGGGCATAACTCTTCCATTTCTTTCCAAGTTATTCGAGTAGCTGACTGCAACAGAATGCTATAATACTGCTTGTAATTGCACTCAATAGCTATAGATTTAAGTCTTCCATAAATATATTGATAAACCTCGGAATCCCAGCACTTTTTATAGTGAATCCAGTGTATTTTTCCTTCGATGTACTGTATAAAATATAATTTTCCATTAATCGTAGTTTTATATGCACATAAATCACTACAGATATTACATTTATCCTCTCGAGATAAATGAAATTGCAAATTGTGCTTGCCTTTACTTTTTTCTGACTCTATGAAAGAGTTCCAAATATTATATTTCATTATATTTCAATTTTAATTTCTATTTTTGTATCAAAATCAGTTAGTTATGAAAGACGAAATGAAAATTATAAAACTTGAGAAGCAAATTTCGACCTTATACGAATACATATTTGCTCTACAAACATCTATTGATCGCTTACCAGCCATTGTCTTAGTATGTTTCTTGCTGGGGTTGATAGTAGGAGTCCTGCTATAAACGATATAATAAAAGTTATATATCTATATTGACAAAAACAAAAGAGGCATTCCTTAGAGGAATACCTCTTTATTTTGTTATACCTTTAAGAATTCTATGAGTTTATACTCCTCTAAGACATCATCAATAAGAGTCATGAACTTTCTTCCGATACCTTTTATCGTTAAAAGTTTTACAGATGTTTTTCGAGCTTCCAATAACTCTCCTAAAGTATATATTTGGTTTTGGTTTAATAAATACACGAGTCTTTTAGGGAGTGGAGTATATGAAATATTCCTATTGAAATACTCTAAATTAACTTTTTCTTCATCATTGATAAGCACTTTTTTGGTAAATGATAATTCATATCCCATACAATAAAGTAACGTCAATAGTTCTTTCACTCTAAGTGGATATCTGTCTGTTTCAATTCTTTCAAGATGAGTTTCAGATAATCCACTTTTTTCAGAAAGCTCTTTGATAGATAATTTTTCATTTTTACGGAGAGAGGATAACTCTTCACCTATTAAAAAAAAGTGTTTCATTTTTTTGATTTTTGCTTATTAGCCGCTTATACGTTGCCGCCGTTAATTTTTACAAAGATAATAGATTTATTTCCAACAACAAATAAAAAAGGCCTCCAACTCGTGGAAGCCTTCTAATCAGAGGGAAAATAATAGTGTTCAATAAATACTCAGCGTTCTTTATACGAACTTTACCCTCAAATTTTGGTGTTTTTAAAAACGATGCTCCTTTCCAGGATGCATTGTTACAATACAGCACTCATAGCGCTTAATTTCTTTCCTATATCATTTAATGCAGCAGACAATGTACTCAATTCATTAGGAGTAAAAGTAGCTTCTTTGCCATTTACTTTGTTACCATTGAGGCGTTGATAAAACCAAGAAGAGGATTTACCGAAGTATTTACGGGCAATGTATGAGACGGATATTGCTGGCAATACTTCTTTCATTTTATCACGCAATACTTCTTGCCGAACATCCTCTAATTTATTGTGGATATTTGCAAAGTCTTGTTTGACGCCTTCCAAAAGCCTTTCATCATCTTCTGTATCCATTGATTCCAGCAATTCCGAAATTTCTTTGTCAATTTCAACACGATGGGCTTCATCACTTTTTTTCCAAAGCTCTTTCAACTCAAAAAAACGTTCAGTTTTATCCATATAACAAAGTTTTAAGTCCAACGAAAGGAATCCCCCCCCCCCCGTCGCCCCCCCCGCCGCCGGGCGCGCGCACGCCGCTTACCCTTCTGGTCAATACAGCTTACCACCCAAACTCTTGATTTCCTCTTCGAGTCGTTTGATTTCTGCTTCAACCACCGCTTTCATGTTCCTGCTTCTTGAAGACAGTTGATGATGTCTGCGGAGATAAAATTGCAGGTCTTCTTCCAGCTCTTTTATCCGAGCCTTTAGCTCTTTGTCATTACTCATTGAGATCTCTTGTCTTAATGACAATGCAAAAATAACATTTTTATTATTAGCATCCAATTAATTCAATAACAAAAATGTTATTAGATTGATTATTTAACATTTACGTAACCATAAGTAGACAAATCCTCCAAAAAGTGTTCTGGGGAATCGGCTCGGATCACATGGCCAGTCTGATCGTGAAATCGGTCGGCGAAATGGTACATGTATTCCTGGTCGGTACATTCACTATCGAAGCGGCTGCTTTCGCGTAACTTGGTTACAAAATCGGCGGCGCAGGTGGCGGTAATTTTACCGCCGTCCTGCAAAGTGTAGGTTGTTGTCATTATTATGCTAACTTTTTAGTTCTGAGTTTGAAAAATATTTTTTGGTCAGCGGTTAAAAAAGGAATGCTTGATAGTTGGCATCCTGCGTTAACCATACCTTGTTGTGCAAAGGTAATCATGTTTGCGGCAAAGCGTATCCAATTCTCCATTTTTGTGAAGTTGGTCGTACCGCCATGCTGGCGAAATTCAACCGTGCGGTGGCGGGCGTAGGCTTCGAGGTTCAGCTTGTGGTAGCGGGCGTTTCCAAAGACTGAGCGTAGCTGTGTGATGTTTTGGGCCTCCCGAATGCGACTTTCAGATATATTGGAAAGAGTTTTGCAGTAGATATTATTGCGGCGGTTGCTCGGCATAAATCCGTCGATTACCGGCTCGAGGCGGCGGTAGGTTATTGCCAAGTTGCGCCAAGTCTCGATGGTAAAGTCTGCAGCGTCCATGTGGATGTGTAGGCCGCAGCTGTTATTCACTTTTACATTGCAATACTCAAGTACCCAGCAAACTTTTTGTAACTCCTGTAGTCCGGCCTCTCCTTGCAGTATCGGGCTTACCAACTCGAAAGTGTTGTTTCCGCTAAGGCTGGCGTCTGTTACAAGCTTCCAATGGTCGCGCGTGTCATGGTTGTAACCCTCAACTACTACGTTGATTCCGGCCTCGCGAAACTCGCAGGCGAGGTGATGTTTATCGCAGTTATAGGCTTCAATCTCGATGCCGAAGCGGCGGTTAAAAGTGTAGTCTATTTCAGAAAGAATTGCAGCTGCAGGTTGATGGTTAAAAGTGCCTGCCTCAAGCATTTTTTTGTAAACGTTTTGCACGAAACCGTAGTTTCCGTTGGTTACCAAGTCGGCTACCTGGCGGCGGGTTAAACCTAAAAGAAGGAGCTGTTGTATTTTCGCTGTCTTCGTTATGTTCTGATTGAGAATGTTTATAACTTGTTCGTTCATAATGATTTACCTTTATTATTGTACAGCTAAGGTAACACTATTAACGCACACAACGTAGTAATATCCTCTTTATTATCAGCTACTTAGCTTTGTTTAGCTTGAGCTAAAAAGTGATTAGTTTTTGCGACGGAAGTAATAAATAATGGTAGCCAGGAGGATTAAAACAAGGTAGGGAATGAAGGGCTCGTACCAAGACTGGACTTTCACTTGATAGGTCGTTTCTGCCTTTACTATTTCATGAGATTGCTCCGAGGTGGTATCGGAACTGGCGATAAACTGTTTCTGACTGATTGTGGAATCGGACTTGCTTTTGGAAGATAGATCGATATCGGTTACAGATTTGACCGGACCATGTGAGGCAGTGTCACCAGTTTCCGGAGGGAAGTACTCCACGATCCGGACGGCGAGGTTAGATTCTTGCTCATGCAGGTAGCGGGCAAACTTTGCATTGAAGTCTATGGAATCTTTCCGGGTTTCTTTGAGGTGGGTAGTTTGGACATCGGAATGTGAGGTTCCTGATCGCGAACTTCGACAGCCCACGATCAGGAGTAAGATAAACAACACAATCAATATATTATGAACAAAATTCATGATAACACTATCTTAAGAATGGATTGTACGTGAATTTCAGTAATAGCCTTTTTACCTTCAGGAGAAAGAAGAAACCGACAATCTTCCTGATTATCCATGAAAAGATTTTCAGTAAGAATGGCCGGACATAAAGTTTCACGAAGGATACCAAGGTTAGTGTCCCAATCCGGATCATCATCGGAAAAGTCTGCACGCATTGGAGTAATATCCTTCAGGATATCGTGAGCCGTATTCCAGAAAATAGTAGCATATTCATCGGATTTGGACTTACCAAGATAAGTGTGAACTTCCCAGCCACGGGCTTTACCATTGAAGGCATTACAGTGAATAGATATTAGAAAACAATCACGAATACCAACTTTCTTACAAATACTATTCACGCGTCGAGCTCGCTCGCGAATAGGTACATCGATGGATTCTCGAACAATTAGTTCTGAGTCAATTCCGAGTTTTGTAAGTTCTGAAAATATTCTACTCGTTATTTCACGAGTATAGGCCCATTCAAATAATTGGCTACCATCTGGCCAAAGTGGTGAACGTTTACCTGCTGTATTCTCTCCATGTCCATTGTCAAGTAGGATTTTCATCTTTTACCTCCTTTTTCTTAAAGATTCGTACCTGGTATCGGTAATCAACTCCAAAGAGTGCTCCAGCGAATGTGCTGACCTCTCCAAAAGCTACCAATACCGAATTGTGTATCTCACCTCGAGGTGAAACCCAGAAACCACTAAAAATAAGTACCATACCTGAAACTGTAAGGAAGACAGCGACAGCTAATTGTACCGTGAGTTTTTTCATTGCTTTCATTTTCTTGCTAAGATATCGGGGATTTACTATTCTCTAAAGGACGATTTAGTATCGAAAAGATCAGCTGCAGAGGAACTGAACATGAGTGTCCAGCCTATGGATTTAAACTCCGGAGAAACAAAAGGAACGATATCGTGATTATCGGATATTTTATCCAGCCAAGGGCAATTTTCCGCACGAGAGTCCAGGATGAGTTTCTTCCGGAGAGAAGCAAGAAGGGATAAGGTGATATCCGAGGCAATGGCGACTTCGATCATATCGGCTGAGTCGGTAAGCTTCATGGCGATAGTAGCCGCCAGCTTCTGTTGGTCTAAAATGGAGTTTCGGGAATCCCGGGACGAGGAGAATTCTCCAAAATCAATGAAGAGATAATTACCCGTGATATCATTCACACGCCTTTTTACATCATCGTATGATTGGCCGAAAACAAGATTCTCAAGTGCTGGCATGAACGGTGCCGGAAGTCCTTTCACGTACTCAAGCAGAGCGGAGTACTGTGGGAACTGGCTTGCCCCATTGCTAAACATGGAGATCACCCCTTCTTTCTGAGGGTATTGAGCGAAGTACTTTAATAATTTCAGAATCATAGTATATCATTTATTATGTAAATGGGTAAGCCGGTTTCATTCGCAATGTCTATCTTTTCCATCTTAGCTGAGTGAAGGCTTCGGACGGTATCAATGAGTTTCTTACGAAGAATGGTCAAGTATTGGAGAATATTCATTCGCTCGACGGTATAAACGTCGCCAAGACCATCAGAACTCAAGTTATACAGAGACTCAAGAGCACCGGTAGAAATGGCAGACTCTTTGGTATTCTTAGCCTCTGTAAGTAACTTGAATTCGGTTTTGGTAAATAGATAATTAACGAATGCCTGAAAGTTAAAGGCGATAGCCGTCAACTCATCCGTCGGCAGATTTACAAACTTGTGTGCAAGGGCATGAGCTCCATCAGAAGAGTACTGCTCCGGATAGTAAAGGATAGCGGCCAGAAGTGGAAGTTGATCCAGTGATCCGCCGATTAGGGAGCGAGCCTCGATAAACTGAAGAGCTGTCAAAGAGCAAGTGAGCCGGTTGAACGAGGTGTCTATATTATAGGCTGAATACAGCTCGTCGTCATCGATGCGAATTGCCGGGATCTGCTGTTTACAAAAGCATGAGTCAACAGCATAGTTATAAGGCTGCTTACTCAGATATCTGGCAATGGTAATGCCTGTTAGGCGGTGTGGAGGAATGCGCTTACATAACTTTCGTGTTTCAGGATCGAGATCCTGAAGAGCAGCATCGTTATTCGGATAGACAATTGTGAATGGAAATGTTACTTGCTCGGCCAGCCAGGTTAAGTTAGCCAGTCCATCAGAGTCCTTTATTTTTTTGAGTTGCCACCCCATAACACGACACACATAGTTCACGCGGACCATAGCAATCGAGAGTTTGCCTTGGGCCATCAAGGATATATCATGGATCAGTGATCGGAAAAGATATGGAGTAAGGCTTTCCCAGGTATTAGGAATGCTATATTGAACTCCTTTCGCCATAAAGTCAATGGTAGGATTTAGCATGGCATCACTAATATTATGTCATCAGGACGGTTAAAAGAAGTGTTAGTATCAACGGATCCGGAAGAATCCGAAGTGAGTATCAGGTCGATATTGGCTAATTCCTGTTTCACTTCATCCATTAATGAAGCGGATAAAGCAAGCATGCGTTCCTGCTCATCTTTTCCGGATCGACTTGCTTTGGAATCATCGAACAGGCTCCTGATCGTAGGCGGAAACTCAATGATATCAAAACGTCGGAGTGCAATGGCAATGGTTTGTTTTGCCAGGCATCGATGAAGCATCCGCAATACATCCTCTTTACCTTCTGCTCGTTCAAAGTAGGCGGATAGGCCATCGTCCAGAGCTTCTTTCTGAATAGGTATTGTCCGGAAGAAAAAGAGATAAGAGAGGTCGATGGAGTATAGCATATCGAAATCTTCGGTGCTTTGAATTCTAAGTCCATCAAGAAGTTTCTTGTAGCGGGTTTCTTTCCAGGAAGGGAATTTATCTTCAGTATCGAGCAACTGGATTACTGTATCCATCGCATTGAAGTAGTTTTCAATAAATGAGCGACGCATGGTTTCCTGCTCATGCTTGTAGATGTCGACATCATTTTTGCGCTTAGAAACGATATCGAATATGAGTTGCTTTGCCATTGTCAAATTGGCCATAGCCATACATAAGGCCTCCTTTAGCTCTCCATCAACCTTCACAATTTCAGAATAGACATCTTTCGTTAGTATAATAATCATCATCTTTTTGGCTGAAACTGCTGATGAGTTGAGCTGATCGAAAGTTATATTACTTTCGGCATACGGAGCGTATTTGCGAAACTCCGCGATGGTAGGAAATAGTTCTTGTAATATTGTCATGACTGTTGCTTATTAAGTCTATCTTTGGGTGATACTTCTTCTTGGCGGGCCGGAACTTCACGATAGAAGCCAAGGCGATATCCCTGACTGTATAAATCGGGAAAGTTTATCTGCAGAGCCTGGTTAAATGGCTCCGTACAAATTTCGTCTTCAGAGGTGAGCGACATAATGTAGATCAGATAGTTGTAGTATGCATCAGCACCCGATTTGGAAATAACTCCATCTTTGCTGACGCTCGAAATTGAAGAATCAAGGCCCACACTGGAGAGTAAGACTTCATCGGCACGTTTATCGTAGGATATCAGGGCGTCGATATATTCTTTATATTTCAAATCGACAGTTTCTATTTTCCAACGTTCTTCCTCACCTTGGCTATTTTTAAAGCTGATAGTTGCATAGGCTTTTCCCTGGTTATCCGCTCCAGAAAGATAGCGGGATATTTTGCGGAGTTCCGACTGCAAATATTTGATTAACGTCGATTCTTTGAATTCTGTACCAATCTCAATATCATTATATTTTAAAAGTTCCTCATTGTTTTTTCTGCGTCGCTTATTCTCATCACAGAGCTTGGTGATTTGGATACGTTTCGACTCAAGCCAGGCATTAGGGATAATTATATGAATTTTAGCGGCCAGAGAGTTGCGGAGGAACGAGTTTATATAATCGGCGGTATCATTGGAGCCTTTGATATACGATTTCGTTCCGGCATGTGTTTCATTCACCCCGTAGAACTCATCAACGGATTTTTCACGATGGTGTGATATCGCCGCAAACTTGTAATTACCGACCTCTGACGGATTGAATTTAGGATAGATACGGAAAGTTGAAGTTCCGTAGCCCCATCTCCCTACCGCTATATGCCGGAAATCCTTATAATAGACTACATCGGTGGCAACATCCTTCTTTGTTGTCGCCAGCCGGCAATGCTTATTTTCCATTATTTCAAGACCGGCAACAGGGAGTACTCCTCTACCCTTCCCTATTGTAAATCGCCATTTTACAAAGAAATCACGGAAATAGTAGTAGTTCTTAATGATAGATTTGGCAACCTCTTTATGATCCGATTCGAGACCACGATCCTTCCAGCTATTAAGCCAATCGGTGACAGTAGGGCAATCAACCCATTCTTTCTGCAATTTGCCATCGACAATCGTAGGCTTGTACACGCTAAGCCCATGCCCATACAACATATTAACCTGCTTGGTTATCAAGCGAGGAAGTAGTCGATTCTTCTTGATATCTGAGGCGATCTCTTCGCACTTCAGATTGTTGAAGCCACGACTGCAGACTTGAAATCCCTGGATACTCTGCCATTGTATATCCGGAAAGTTACTATTATTAAGTACCGGAAACATAGGATCAGGATCCAGCACTGACGAGAGCGGTGTATCACCGATTTGAAACGATATCACATTATCGTCGTCAAGATAGCAACCATAGTTGCCTACCATTTTAAGGTTGCTTTTATTCATAGCCAATCTATTTTATGAAGTTTGAAACCATCTTGTGGAAAGCCCATATACCGGATTAGTATGCGATAGCACATCTTTGGCTCACCATCTGCATCACTGAAGAGGAAGAAGTTATCACTATCAATGCTGAACCGTTCTTCCGGAAGTTGGGTGCGCCATTTGCATCCTTCCTTAACCGTTAGATTAGGTATTGCCTCCCCTCTATGCCTTGAGCATGGGAAGAAGGCAATGGTGAAGCATCCATTAGGGAGCTTCGAGATCTCTTTAGCCCATTGCATCGCCTGAATACCTGTCATCGTCATTTCCATGCCCGAAAGTAGTGGGTTTCGGGGTGCGCCAAAAGGACGCACCCGGGGTTTGTCATATTTTCGGAATTTTCGGGAGGGGGTGAGCGGCAAAGTGAAAACTCAGCGGTGCGTGCAGGTATGCGCCTTGCAAGAAAAATACGTTTTAAGTTTTCAAAAGCAAAGGGCTATTTCCCAAAGTATTAGATATTATTCGGATGTCAAACAGTCCCATTATTATACTTTTACTGATATATTTTTAGGGTGAAAAAGAACTACTATATAGCAAAGTTATCGGGTAAATTATCCGGCATTGATGATAATTCGCTTTGCACTTTGTTTCCATAGCGGCCAAAAAGAAGGTAAATTAAGGAGCTGGGAAGCTGTGTTGTTAGTCCGGCCTGGTTCTTTAACGGTACTTTCTTTTCTGATGATTTATCAAGCTCTATGCGGCCCTCTGTTTTCTTCAGTGGTGACAGCATGATAGAGCTGCAAAGGTTTTTGCACTCGTTTTCATCTATCAAGATTTCCGGCAGGGCATTACTGCGGCCACCAAAAATAAGTAGCAACAGTTTGAATTGTTGCCAATAGTAAATTGTAGACTGGCCCTCGTTCATTAGTTCAACCTCGAAGCCATAACTTTCAAGCTCACGCTTTAGTGCCCGGCTGTCAGTGGTGATTTGCTCCAGTTCTTCACGACGTTTGTTACCGGCACGGTCGGGATATAGAATAATGCGTTTGTTTATGGAGTCCGGACCAAAGAACTCATAGAACTGGCGGGCGAGTTCCGGTTGTTCATCTGGATAACAGCAATAGAACTCTTTTAGGATCCGGAGCTGGCGACCATAGTTTTTTTCCTGGGCAACAGTCAAGGAAGAAAAGTGGCCGGGATCATAGCCAACGAGAAGTTCATCGTGCTTACTGTAATACTTCAGGTAACGAGCCGTGAGGATGAAGTGTTCCCGGAGGTCAAGTTTCAGGATGGACTCGTAAATATAGCTATCGGCGAACTGATGTTTTTCTTTGTTGTAGTTAGCAAAGAATTTGTTAATTACTTCTTTGTGACGGATGGCACAAATAGAAGTAAGGAACTCATCCATATCGAGGGTTTCGAGCTGGGTTTTGAAGAATTTAGGACCAAGAATATCCTTGTTGCAGAAAGAACTGGCACGAATGTAAAGAGTTGCATTTCGACGCATGTCGGCCAGGCGTGGTTTCCAAAGTGCAATGATGCGGTCTTGCTTTATGATTTCGAGACGGATGTGCTCAAGAGTAACAGGATTGGTTGTCTCACGCTGTGAATTTATTAATCTGTATTTCTGATAGATAGCGGCATTTACATGAAGAGCAACAGTAGCTATTTCTTCAAGCAGTTTATGGTCCATGTGTTTCTCATATTCTTCAAACCAATCGTCCTCTCCCAAGTCAACGCGAGCGGTATCAGATACACCGGTGATACCTTGGTAATATGTTGAGCGGCGGATTTCAGCACTGGATCCGCGAAGTGAAGGGAACAAGCGTGTTTTCAGTTTTTCACCTTTGTTGTGCTTCATTTCTTCGATGATTGCATGAACAGCCGATCGGCCTGCGACTGATTCCGGTTGATCGGAACTTACTAATTGGATGTGGTGGCCATCACGGAAAACAACGCTGTGCTTGGGGTACGATATCGGATATCGGGGACGGCGGAAGTGTGAAGGGAGTTTGGCTTCACCGACTACATAATCGATGCCGTATTCAAGCATGGAGCGTACCTTTCCGCCAACGGTAACTTCTTTGGAGAAATATGCCTGTAGGTTGGGCCAAACATTAGTCATGAGAGCGACGTAGGTCTTATGTACCAGGAAGGAAAGTTCACCGGGCATATCATTGGCCACACGAATAATGCGGGGACCGGTAATACCTTCTGTCTTACCACCGGCACGTGCAACTTCAGCATATAGATTATTCGGATCGATTACATTAGCCAAGATTTGCATCTGGTTCATGTAGTAGGATTCGAAGCTCGTTGTCGCATCGAAGGTTGTCTCTGGAGATGAGAGAGAGCTTGAAGATTGGCTATACAGTTCTATTCCCATATTATTCCTCATTTAGTTCTTCGTATTCTGCCTCCTGGATATCAGCATCACGAAGGAGACGTTTTTTCTCTACTTTTTCAATAGGAAGGCTGTCGATGAGATTGAGATAAAAACCTTTGTTATGCTTGGCTGCAATTTCTTTTAATGAGGCCTTGCTGTATCCAAGGTCTTCAGAACTGAGTTCTGGAGAGATAAGAAAAACAATACCTAAATCACGATCAGCTTCAGCTATTTCGGAAGCACGACGACGGCACTCCAGGGCGGCGGAGTAACACTTGCCCATTGTTTTATAGTCTTCAGCTGCAGCACAAAGCTTGGCTAAGTCTTCATATTTGTCGGCATAATTTGACTCCCATACTTTGATAGATACATTGTTATCAATGCTGAAGTAATTTATTGCAGCATAGATACGAGCTTTGCAGGTGCGTTCGTCAATGTTTATCTGCTGTTGTGCATTGATACGTTGACGTAGCTGCTTTGCTGCACGTGTTATGTTACGTTCGTACTCATAGATTTCGGCAGCCCATTGAAGCTGCTTCAAAAAGATTTGTACGTCGGGCGCAATTCCATCACACTTTCCAGTGGTAAGGAAAGCGGATATTAGGTCCGGATGTATCTTATCAAGAGTGTCGAGTTTATTCATATTCCAAAGAGTTGATTTCTAAGGTCTTTAACAGTACGTTCTTTCTTCCGAGTTTCAAGTGTTTCAATGGCTGTCACGTCTCCAGCTTCGGCTTTCTTAGCGAGCTCAGCATCTATGTTGTACTCGCCAAGAGCACATCCGTTGCGGTAGGCATCGTTGTAAACATCACCGGGCATGGCAAGGCGGATGGTTAGAGCTATCTTCTCTTTGCCACGGAGACCGAGAAGAGAGCAAATGCGATGGGGAGTGTATCCCAGTGCGCCGAAGGTGCGCACTTGAGATACATACTCGTCACCGATAAGGGTTGCCTTATCTACATCGGAGGTTGGGGTGAGTTCTTTTTTCATGTTAACAGGGATTTGGTTTCTTCTGCTGAGAGGATTTCCCCATTCCGGATCAGTCGGATGGGTTGTTCCTGGAACATGGCACGATATCGGTGGATTGTGGCTGTGACATAACGCGGATCTATTTCCATCGCATGACAGATACGGTCGATTTGTTGACAGGCCATGAGGGTTGATCCGGATCCGGAGAAGAGATCAACTACTATCTGGCCGGGAGTGCTTGAATTGGATATCGGATATGCCATGAGAGCAATAGGCTTCATGGTGGGATGAAGGCTTGAGCGTTGTGGTTTGTCGAAGTTCCAGACAGTGGTCTGCTTACGATCGGAGTTCCATTGATGGCCGGCGCCAGGTTTCCAGCCATAAAGGCAAGGTTCGTGCTGCCATTGGTAGTCCTGGCGTCCCATGACCATCGTATTCTTTACCCAGATGCAGCATTGGGCTATTTTGAGACCTGCTTTCCGGAGAGAGGCACGGAAGTTCTCCCCTTCACTGTCGGCATGGAAAATATAATAAGAGCCGCCAGGCTTGAGAATGGTAAACATGATGGAGAACACTTGCTTGAGGAAGGTGGCAAACAAATCATTTTCCATCGAGTCGTTTTGGATCGTAAGTTCATCTTCAGTACCGCCCTCGTAGTTGACATTATAAGGCGGATCCGTAACACATAAGTCAGCATGCTGACCGTTCATCAGCGCAGAGACATCTGATTTGGATCGACAATCGCCACACATCAGGCGATGGTTGCCAAGTAACCAGATATCACCTGGTTGAGCTACAATTGCGGTGGTATCTTCAGCTGCAGGAATGTCGAAGTCGACTTCATCTTCACTTACTGCATCGGATTCATGCTCCTGGGGAAACAATGGGGATAGCTGGCCAAAGTCAGTGGCTTTGACTTCGTATCCGAGGTTGAAGCGTTGGAGGGTGTCGGAGTCTATATTGTACTTCTTGAATAAGAGGGTGTCCGGATTCTTAGTGGCGAATTCGGAGTTGTAGGCGGCAATCTCTTCGACGGCTTCTTTTTTGTCTGCGGCGAATATGGGTTCGTAAGGAATATCGGGGATGGTAAAGCCAGCCTTCCGGAGTGCGATCAGTGCTTTGCGGCGTTGATGGGCATCGATGATCCAGAGTTTTCCGTCAGGATCTTTCCAAGCTTTGAATGCGTACTTGAAACCACGAGTGATGATGAGCATCTGCAGTTTCGATAACTTATCAGGATCCGACTTCTTAAAGTCTTCCTGAAGCTCCAAGAATGAATCCAGCGGGGCGGTCGGTAAACCACCCAAATTAAATACTTCTATTAGCTTTTCCATTTTAGTCTTTTGAATTAAAATCTTGCAATATTGCTTTGAATAGGGCCTCACGTTCACGATGGCGGCGGAGGTTCTCTTTGTCCTGAGAGCGCCGAGTCTGCCGATCGGCTCGCTTCAGGTAAGATTCGTATCTGCGGATGTTATCCGCTACATTCTTGTGCAAGCGTAGAAACTCGTGCGGATCCGTCTTCAGTAACTTCGTTAGTTGCGCTCTCTCTGACTGATGAGTTATGAGCGGATGAATGTAGAGGAACTTCCCAGTGTCGTTGAACGATTGCAGCTCATCGAAAGCCTGCAAGTTTCGGATCCGGAGTTCCACCATGTCCATGATGTCACGTTTGACCGGTTTCTTATCCAGGCTTTCGTCGAGCTGCTTCATTTGTTTCCAAGTGACCACACGATCGTTGTAGATGAGTGTGGCTATTTGGACTTGCGGATCGAAGAGGTTGTCCCAGTCGATTTGCGGGTACTCCTCGTGCTTTTGGACTTTGCTGGAGTTGCTTTGGGCTGCTCTTTTTTTTTCTCGGTATCCAGGGCTTGTTCGGCTTCTTCAGCGCGAGTTTCAGCTTCTTCCTGAGCCTCTTCCGCTTCTTCGGCACGTTGCTCGGCCTCTTCTGCTCTTTCTTCGGCTTCCTCAAGGGATTGTTCCAAGGCTTCTATTTTCGCCAATTCTGGAGTGTTTTCGTCAGTGGTACCGATAGTCTCGTCAGAGGCTGAAGTATCACTATCTGTAGTGGTGGTTTCATCTGAAGGAGTATTCCCGGCATCGATACCGGCAGTCTCATCAGAAGTTGAAGTATCACCATCTGTAGCGGTGATTTCGTCTGAAGGTGTATTCCCAGTAGCGGTACCAGGAACTTCAGTAGCAGCTTTCAGCTCATCTAACTTTTTACGACGAAAGGCACGAATGCTTTCTCGAGTCGTCAGATCCAGGAGAGAATAGAGGATTTCACTCGCATATCTTTTCGGATCGCGAGTATAAGTTCTCAGTTGAGGAAGCCAGGGACGAACTTGTCGCAACAGTTCAAGGTCATATACTGCAGCATCCGGATTGCGGAGGGCATTAAAATGAAGTTTCTTTTCTTTGAAATTATACATAGCTTGTTGGATTTGAAACAAGCTAACTCAACTGAATTTTATCAGTCGGTTAGCCTGTTAATGATGATTAAGCTGTCTGAACACGCGTTCCTTGGACTTCTACGAGTGTAGCCGGGTCCATAACTCGGAATGTGATGGAGGAACCGGCCTTGGCCGTCCAGGTGGCACCATCTTCGAGAGTGAAGGCTGTACCATCGGCAATAGTGGCAGCTTTGTCAGTACCGGTACCTTCAAGAGTTATGTAGCGACCTTTATCATTGGCTGTGAGGCCTGATATCGCATTGATGGCATAAGTCGCTGCGGATCCGTTCGGGATTTCGTACCGGTTGTTCTGAGGAGATATCGCCAAGGTTGCTGAGTCAGCCGCATGCTTGGCTGCAGGAACACGGATAATATCGCCAGCGTACTTGTAATATTGATCTATGCTGGTACGTTTGAATGTGAAAGTTACATAGCGGCCATCTTTATCATTTTTGGACTCATAAGAAGACAGTACCATTGGTCGATCATAATTGCCGAGAATATACCATTGCTCCTCTCCTACTTCTTTGAATATGACAATGAATTTGCCACCGGCATGTTCTTCAATAAAAGTGAGAAGTTGGTCGCGCATACCTCCCATAATCATTACGAAATTATTCTCTCCACTGGTGGTGATATCACCTTTTTCACCCGTTGATGTATATGTAGGTATATCATGGGCCTCAAAATACTTCATATATTGTCCGGTCTTCATAGGTAAAGTACCTATTTCCCTATTTACATTAGGCTTCGGAAAAGTTACATCTGGGTTGATTTGGGAGATTTCAATCAAATAGACCTTATATGCTATATTCGAGCCATGAGTTTGTCGGTCGGAGACATCTCCAACGTCACCGATGGCCATCATGGCGGCGAATGAAGTGCCGGCGAAACCAGAGAGACAGAAGGGAGAAGATGACGGATCCAGAAACATTCCTATAACGAAGGCGAATGCGATCAATGTCATCAGTGAGAGAAAGAAGCGGAGCTGCATTTTGCGAGCCGCTTGGTTTCCTTTACGAAAAGGATTTGAAATTTTCTTTGCTTTCATATTAAATAAAATGATGGGTTAAAAAGAAAAGGGCGGGCCAATAACCCGCCCCTGTCACCTAAAAACGATTAATTACCAGACTAACAAAGGTTATCTTACACCTGGAATGTTAGGCTGCAGTGCGGCGTTGACTTTGCGGACACCGGCTATCTGGCGTTCGAGTTCCAAGAAGTTTCCTTTGCTGTTCAAGATTAACATAATGTAGTCACCGACCTTAGTAGGTGTATATGCTTCTGTGATATCGGCAAACTTACCGGCTTTAGCAATGGTGGTTGCATTTTCGGTTGATCCACACTCGATGATATAAGCGACACCGGCTTTGGCATTAGTGATATCGGTAATGGCTTTGGCTGCAGTATTGGCTACAGTGATTTGCCAGAAACCTTTGGAAGCATCTACGGTGGTGGCATCGGCTTCCATGTCAACAGCAGGTTTATTCATGAAGATTTGCTGCCATTCGTAGTTGTTTGCCTTAAGTTTATCCAGGCTGTCGAAACGACGGCCGGTAAATGAAGCTGAGCAACCTTCTTTCCAAGTAGACCAGGCTTTTACAAGTTCCATGTCTTCTTTAACCTTGATAGACAGCATTTCACCCGGTACGTATTCCAGGAACTGAATGTTTCCGGGCACATCCATAAACATGAGAGGAAGCTGGCCAAGATATGGAAGCCAAATGATGTGTACGTTCGTATCAGGAACAACATACTTATAACTGTCCGGTCCGGTGAAGTCGATATCCTTACCATATTTGGCACGAACGTTCTTGATCCACCAAGGCTGATGGGTTTTGTTCAGGTACAGAACATGGTTGTCAATGTCCATATCTTCCGTGCAGGAAGTAGTGATGTCGGCAACAAAATCCTGAACGGCATCCAACATATCGGCATCGGTATATCCACGATAAGCTTCATCATCATGAGGAAGAATCTTAAACTCATGAATGTAGCGGAGTAATGTGTAGATAACACCTGTAGAAGCATTCAGATAGCTACCTGCAACGCCTGTCTCCGGTTTTACATAGATACCACGCATACGGCGTTTGTTTTGCTCAACTTGGGCGGTTTCCAATGAGTTCAGAATACAGAACTCGATCATGTTCCACTTGATCGGATCAGAACCCTCTTTGTTTAAGTAGCCGATGTACATGCGCTCCAGTTCCTTCATTGGACCAAACTTGAGCTTGATCATAGCGTCATCAACATGTCCCATCTCGTTTTCGAGCTTCATGTCACCCTTCCAGATTTCACCTTGCTGGTAGGCCTGGGAAACTTCAGAGAAGAAAGCGTTGAATACGAGGTCATGATCCTGAATGCCGTAGCGTACCGGGAAGTACTGAGTGAGATCACGTTTCGTGAGAACACGAGCAATCAAGGCATCTTGGCGGAGAACTACAAATTGGTTACCGACTCCGGCAGTATTAACGCCTTCGTAATTAGTTCCAAATTCACCGGCAGCCAATTTCTTGGCATCGAGCATGCCATTGGCGTGCAAATAGGCATAGCGTTTTTGCAAGGAACGGGAAAAGGCTACGGCTTGCTTACGGAAGGAAACACCTTCTGTTTCTTCGTCCCAGGCACCGAATGAAGATGCCGCTGCCGGGTTAGCGGCAATACGGTTCCAACGATCGGTCATGGAAAACATAGAATTTTCGATGCCAAACAAGAACTTCGTGCGATCTGCAGGACCAGTGAAACTGGTAGTGGTAGCGGTTACCGTCTGAATGGGACGGTCTTCAGTGGCACTATTTTGCATCGTGTTGACCAAGCCTTGTACGGCTTGAGCAAGTTGTACAATGTCGGTACCGGTTGCCGGAGTTTGAGTAGTCTGCACTACCGGCTTTTCTTCTCCATCTTGAGTTGCATTCTGGCTTGGATTAACAATACTATCCAAAATGCCTTGTACCTGATCCATCTGCTCTTGAGTGATAGGAGTATTTGTAGCAGCATGAGCTGCCATGTCGGCGGCTAAGTCATCCTGAAGAGTTGATTGATACTCTTTCTGATAAGAGTCAACAATCTGTTTCCATTCTTCGTCAGTCAGCTGATTGGCTTTTGCTTTGTCCAGCAGCTTCAATTTCTGCAGGACGGTCTGAATTCTTTCTTTAATATTCATGTGAATGAAAAAATTAAGTTATAAATAGTTGAGAGCGTTCTTTTTGATTGTTTCCAAGTTGGTGTAGTTCCGGCCAAGGTCTACAGCGCTGGCAACGGCTTCGAAGAAGGTCATGGATCCATCAATGAGTTTCTTTTCGATGGCATGAGCTGTATCGAAGGTCTCGCCCCGGAAGACAGGATCGTCTTCCGGGAGCTCACCCAGTTCCGGACGGCTTGTACGAACTTCGTTCAGGAACTGCTCAGTGAGCGGGTTCAGCACATCTTTGACATATTGCTCTGGTTTTCCAGCACGCATGTCGTTGTACTTCTTATTCTTGAGGTCTGATTTATCAGCGGTTTGCCTAATGATTTTAATGCCGAGCTTCTCATAATAGCCGCTAAAGTCATAGGTCTCGACCATTGTACCTATACAACCAATTACTTCGTTGGCTGTAAGTGCGGCAATAACATTGGAATGGCAAGTGATGTAATAACAGGCAGAGCAATCGCATTGCTCTACAAGGGTTATGATGGGCTTATTCAACGAACGCATGGTCTCGCTGAGTCTATCAAGATACCAGGCTTCACCACCTGGCGAGTTAGCGTGAATGAAGTGGCAAGAAATAGCCGGATTAGCTTCAGCATCCAGGATATCCCGTTCAAATTGCTTGGAAGAGAAATACCAACGACTATCAGCAGTGATAAAACCCCAGATACGATGGTAGGCGATACTACCTTCAGGAAGTTCATTGGAAGAAAAATCACTGGTAAGGGTTACTTCTTGGAACTCGGAAAGTGCATGCAGTTGTTGCTGGATTTTAGCAAGGGCTTTATCTGCCAAGTCTTTATATGTAGGCGGATCATCATCGAAGAAGAAAGCCGATGGTGTGGGTGTGTCATTTGCTATCAAAGGGAAAGCATCCATCATGGCAGAAGTGAAGCCTTCTGCCGAGATGAGAAGCTGTTGAGTGTTTGATAGAAGAAGCTGTCGGAGAAAAGTTCTGTTCATTGCATATCTTTTCAGCGAAGATAAGCAGCTTGCAGAAGGGGGTGAAGGACGCTACAGGAGAGGCGATTTGAGCATTTTACACTCAATTTTCAGCGTAGCGGAGTTAAGATTCGGAGAAATGGATACGATGGCTGGTATCTTATTATCTCCAATACTGAACTTCCGGTACCGGGTATCCCGAAATTCTATAATGGCAAACTTGCCCGAAGAAAAATCACAGATAACGTCAGCTGGTGGAAGATCGACTGTAATCTCTTTATTACAATTGTAGCACCTGCCGGCTTCGGAATCTTCCGGTACCGGCGAAAAAGTAAATTCATCGGCAATGAAACGATAGATATCCTGACGCATCTTGGCGATAGGATATACATTGAGTTGGATGGATAATTCTCTCATAATGATTATATTTATTTGATATTCAATAAGTTCGCCACACATAGGACATTTTGTCCGCCATTTTGGGACAAAATGCATAGTTCGGTAGGTGATTTTTTATCCCCTTTTTAACTTCTTTTTATACTCTCGACGTCTTTTTCTTTTCCGAATGTTTTCCCGCCACCGATAGAAGTTTTTTAGCAAGGCATCTTCAGTAATGCTGTCAATACAGTAGGAACACAGGAATTTATGAACGATATCGAGGTTGTTAAGCTCATGACCGTTCAAGTCATTCTCATCCATAGCGGTGTGAAGATCACGGTTGAACATACGGCGCACTTCATTCTCTATGACCTTGGCAGCTCGTGGAGAAAGGTAGTTATAGACCTGTGGGTCCTTCCCTATCCGCCTGTCTGGGAGAACAATAGTAAGATTGCCATTGTCCACCGGAGATTGATTCTGATGACGACGGGCCATTAGGGTCCAAATAACGTGATACAAATCTGTATTGTCAGGAATTCTAATGGGTTCATCTGCGCCATTATTATATTTTCCACGCAGATATTCAGCAAGGTAAGGTGTAATCATAATGCTCGTTGTAATCATAGCTTTTTCCTCTAAGAAATATTTTTGAAATAGTTTTTGTTATTTTTGCTTCCAACCGTCCAACCGTCCAACAAAGGAGGGGATTCATATATAAAGTTACTGATTATTATTGAGTTAGCAAAATTTACTATTAGGAAAATACTGTTGGATGGCGTCCAACACGTCCAACAAACTGCGTTATTTCTCTTTTTTGTTGGATGCCGAATGTTGGATGGTTGAAAACGGTCAATCCAACACGTCCAACAGCGTCCTACAAAACAACACCTATGTAGTATATATATATAATTAAAAAGAAAATATATACTACTATACAACAGGGAGTTACATTTTAAAATGTTTTTCCTTGTTGGACGGTTGGACTGTTGGACGGTATTTCTGAAAAGTTTTCTTTTCAAAACTTTGCCTCCTTTGCTTTCTTTTTTGTTTCAGGGGGTCCGGGGGATTTGAGAAAGATAGATAGTATAACATTGGTTTAGATGAATTCGACGAAATGTCCGCAAATCAGAATATAAAAAGCAATTATTCCCAATGGGGTGGCCACCGGGAATAATTGCTTGAGAGTTTAGAATAGAATTTGTCTCACTAAAGAACAAGGGGTTGAGGTGCATCAGCAACTCCCAAAGGATCATTGTCCGGATTAGCAGTCGGGATATCCTCCTCCGGATTGCGCTGCAAGTCAATATCATACAGTTCTCTGAAAAGTTCGTAATTGATAGCTATACAGCTTGAATTAGTACTTCTCTTTTCCATCTTACGAACCATATCATTATTCAGTTTAATAGGTATGCCTGTTTCATTGGGAATATTCTCCTCAAAGCCACCGCGTGGAACTTCGACTACATCATACCAATTAAAGCGGCGGGCATGCACCAATCCAATGTAACTGGGATGCGAACGTAGGTTCTGCTCGATGGTAGATTGAGTCGAATCTTCCTGGTTGTACGATGATCGAGCGTATTGCGTATAAATGGTGCTGAGACGTAGAAACAATACGCGAGTTCCTGCAGGAATAGGTATTTCCCTTTTCTCCCCTCCAGGAAGTTTGATCGTAAACCGTTCCGGCGTGTCGATGGCAAAATCCCGGCCTTCCTTTATTGCCTTGGAATCGATCATAACATCCATTGCTTTGAAGAAGCTGGCCAGCTTGTCGGTTTTAGAAATCAGTTCAACCTGGAACTTAATCTTGTTGCATGCGATTTTGAAAAAATCTTTGTAAGTGAATGGTAATTTCATATCTGTATAATTTTCAATTAGATTACATGTTGCTAAAAATAATGAAGCCGTTTTCATTAGACGATCGATCTCTCCGGAATTCATCAGCTCCTTCTTCAGTTCATCATAAGCTTTTTGCTTAAGCATCCGGAAATGTTGCATAACCAAGGGACGCAGCTGAAGAACCTCGAAAAGTACATTCGAAAGGCCCCTCTTTGATGGATCCTCAATCTCCTTCAGCTTATTGAAAAGCTCAATCTCTTCCGGTGTGCGATTCTTTGCTTTGGGAACCTCACAAACAATGATACGGGACATAAGAGCATTGTCGTCTCTCTGAGGCGTTTCCTGCCCACAGATAACTACCGGTGCAAAAACCTTTTCTATTTCTATATCTTTACCCTGATTTGCTTTCCTTTTCTGACGGCCTTCTCCATCATAAACAGACTGTTTTAGATATTGGAACATCTGGTCATTGATATCCTTATTGTTATACTCGTCAAGAACGACAGGAACATCCCTAAAAGAAGAAAGCAATGAAGAGAGAGCTGGCAGAGTTCCGGTATTCAGATTAAATATAGAAATATTAGGGGAAATGAACAAGGAGCGGATGGATATCGCTATTTGTGTTTTTCCCGATGACATAGGCCCCATAAAAAAGGGAGCGGTAAAAAGACGGTCGATACAGTGAATATTGCTTCGGAAAGCACACATTATAGCATAAATAAGAGCCCATTTTCCATTGTCATTAATCTTATATACGCGATCCATCAGGGAAGCCCACTCTTCAAATGAGCATCTTTTATCTGCAGGAATTTCTTTATATACAAGTTGAGAAATAAGCTCGTATTTATCAGTTTTCCGGCCAGAACCTGCGTAAATTGTAGAAAATGCCGGCAAATAATAGTTCTCCTTATGGTGAGTGACGACTCCGAGCTCATTAACGGGATCAAAGCGAGCAAGACCATCGACTATATGGAAGATACCATTGGCAAAAGCGAAAAATTGCTGATCCTCGCGGCGAGAAAAACCGTCTTCTTGCTGATTACCATAAGTAACAACTTCGGTACACTTCACATAGTGACGGCTCATATATTCGCGAATCTTGGTCCAATGCTTCTCTTCACCGTTGGTGAAATTGACAGCTTCCAACATGATTAGTTTTTCCTCAATGGTGCTCTTCTTAACAAGAGCTTTGGAGGGAACCTCTATGTAAAGAGGGGTTTTGTAGTAGCGTCGATTTATTTTAATGACACGCTTGTTATCTTCGTCGTTATCAGAATAAATGTGTAGCAAAGGAGTCATAAAAAAGTCGCCTACCATCGTATGACCTGATTTTTCTTGCTTAAAAAGGTAACAGACCGGTTCTCCCTGCTTATTCAGCTTTGGATAGAAATTACATTGATTAAACATCTGCATGTATTCCGGATTGTCCTGGACATATCGGGGAAGTTCATCAGGATCATAGCTCTCCTCTACATAGTCATCATCTGTACGCTGAGCATTGATGGCCATACGAGATTTGCGCTTGGCCAGATATGGCTTTAGAATTTCAGTCAGAGCCTGTTTTATCAGCCCTAAACAGCCACAGAAGTATGAGTAATTGATTATACGTACAGAATCATCAGCATAGCTTATAATCTCGGCACAACGTTCAATATAAGGCGAACGCTCTCCTATAAAATTTTTGAAGAATAGCTTATGCTGATAGACATAAAATTTTGCAAAGTTATAGGCCTCGATCACATTATCTTCATCTTCCAGGTCTTCGTCATCTATAATCTCGTCTTCATCGTCGGGTTCCGCTGTCCTTTCAACCGTCACAGTGATGTTGGATATACCTCCCGAAACATTGTAGCTAATGCAGCCAAATAATCGGCTTCTGTCCCATCTTTAGAAATTGTAAGGCCATCACTATCTGTAGTAAACATTTGGCCGGCTTGACGGAGTAATTGGATATCGTTCATTCCCGGAATGCCATGAACATATACTATAGGTTCGTCTCCATATAAAGTGAGAAATTCCTGATAATCTGAAGTAAGAATGCAAGGTTCGTTTCCGGAGCGAGTTTCTGAAAGCATTTCAATACCATATATGCCAGGCTGCATCAGGTCTTTTTCTTTGATCGAAGCTGTCTTCTTTTTACGTAAAGTCTCATTTACCTTTCGTTGGATCACTTCAGTATTGGTGTCAAAAAGGTTGGCTATTGCTTCAATACATTTAAGACGGAGGGTTTCTGAAGGAATTACCGAAACAAGTTCACAGAGGGTTTGCATGGCCTCTTCTTCTTTATTCGGGTCCTCTACCGGATTATCACCACGCAATAATGGGGCAAAGTAGCGGACAAAATGCATTTGATGGTTCATGATCCACTTCCCGGTATCTGTTTTCTTCTCCCTTGCAAGATCATCCGGATCTTGCCCATTAGGAAGAGGAACAGCACTCACCTGGAAACCTGCAGCAAGCAATGCCTCGCAATTTTTAAGAGAAGCATTGATTCCTGCAGTATCAGAATCATATATCAGAGTGACTTTCTTGGTAAAGCGTCCGATGAGCTGGATTTGTTCAGGAGTTAAGGCAGTACCGCTGCCGGCAATAGTATTGCGAACACCTACATCGTGCATGGAAAGAACATCGAACTGGCCTTCAACCAGATAAACATTGTCATATCGAGAGATAGCATCACGTGCCTGGTACAGTCCGAATAAGTGAAGTCCTTTTTTGAAAAGAGGGGTATCCCCTGTATTAATGTATTTCCCACTTTTTTCCTGGGGAGTAATATAACGGCCAGAATATCCGACAATGTTTCCTTTCAGGTCAAAGAACGGGAACATGATGCGATCACGAAAGACATCGTAGATAAACCCTTTCTCCGATTCGCCCAGAACGCCAACTTCGAGAAGTCTCTGCTGGGTAAAGCCAGCTTCAAGAAGTTCTTTTTTGGCAATATTGCCTTCCGGGGCATAACCGATTTTAAAATCCTGCAGTATTCCATTGTCAAGTTTATACCCACGTGAGTAAAGGTAGGATTGCGCATCCGGAAGATGTTTCTGAAAAAAGGCTGTTGCTCCTTTCAAAGCAATGCGCTGCGACTCACGTTCCTTAGCTTTAGCCATCTCATCATCTGTCATGACACGCTGTTGAAGCTCTATTCCGACACGATGGGCCAGCCAGGTAAGAGCTTCATTGAAGGACATCCCCTCATGATCCTGAACAAACTGAAGAACATCTCCACCTTTGCCGCAGACAAAACATTTATAAGTTTGCCTTGAGGGACTGACGACCATAGAAGGGTGTTTATCCGGATGAAAGGGACATATCCCCAAATAATTAATGCCTTTTTTACGTAGAGAAACGAACTGGCCAATAACATCGACTATTTCGTTTGCCTCCTTAATACGCTGTTTTAATTCTTCGTCAATCATTGCTTTCTTCTTCAAATATACAGAGTTGACGCGCTGCAAAGGCTTCTTCTAAGGTAATTCCAAAGTAGTTGGATAGCGCGAGATACTCTTGTTGATTAATATTTTTGCGTCCGTGAAAAATATCCCACCAACGCATTTGATTTATGCCAACTTCACGATAAAAAGTGCGGGTTGGCATAAAGTTCTCCGGATGCCGGAACTTAATCCGGAGCATCTCTTGTACCAGGTTTCTTTTGACTGTCTGGCCAACAACAATATGTTTCCGATGCATATACAATTGTACGGCCAAAGGTGAACGATTCAGAACTTCAGACATCTGCTCTGGAGTCATCTTATTAGCGTTGTCTCTTACGAACTGATCTTCGTGCGGCTGCCATCTTCCATTGTTCATAGCTTTCTTTCCTCCATATTTGTGTGTAATCATCATTAAATTCGTATTCCGGGTGTCGCTCGATATAACAGCAACAGAACTTAATAAATAGTTCCTGCTGGGACGGAATAACAGAGGAGATAATATCGTAATACCGCCCAACCTGAAGTTTATCCAGAGCTTTGAAAACTCGACTCTCAAAGCTCTGGAATTCATTTGGTCCCAGTACCGCCAGGAACTGGTCGATCCAGTCGAGGTTCTCCATTCGGTATTTGATAAGGCTGTCCATTGTGCTGCAATTTATGATACTGCGAATGTAGACGTTTGAAAAGATCATGAGAAAGACATTCTTGTGCCGCTGCGTTCGGATTATGAAAAGTCTGCAGTATCCTCAGTAATGACTCAAGTTCATTAATTGAAATATCATTAATTGAAAATAGTCCACGAGAATCGACGTCCAAATACATCAGCCGCATGCCTTTACTCATTTTCTGTTGTTCTTCGACGCTCCGGAGGGGAAGATCGTAATTCCGCTGACGTTGGGTGGAATATAGGGAGAAGCATTGCCCGGCATCGTTCCAACGAAGCGATTTCCATTTGGTGACTGTTTTTCTCTTTCCGGAGATGGTGACTTTCTGTACTACCGGGACCTGACCATATACTTGACGAACAGTAGCCCCTTCTCCATAAAATACCTGGTCTAATTTATAAGAGCAAATGCTCATGGCAAGCTCAAAAATTCTTGTGCTATACATATTATTGTTTTTCGTTAGTTACTTAACACTGTTCAGCCAATCTAAAGCGTTTTGCAGATTATCTACATAATCGGCATTATAAATATATGAGACCTTATCTCCTTTTACATACTCCCGGTCATTGTCAGTCTCTCCTATTATAAACTCCATATTTGGAGTTCCTAACCAATGTACACCAATGCAATAGGTTGTATCTCCATGTTTCCTACTCTTTTTGGTTTCTAAAAGAAAAATACTATTTTCTAATTCCATTTTATGGCTCCTTTCGATACTTATTATTCATTAATTGGATGGTTATCAATATCTCCAACAAGCCATTCAATCGCAGCTTTGATGCCTTGTTCGTAAATCATACCAGGATAAATGGAAGAACCAGTCTCTTCCGCTTCTGCACATTGATTGAGCAAATCAAAAATTTCTTGCTCACTTCTTACTATAATCATATTTTTATTTATTTAGATAATGCTTCTAAATGGTATTCAGGAATCCATCCTATTGGCTTTATCCCATCTTCCACTTTATATTCCCATAGATCAACCACCGATTCAGTCACTTTCGATTTCCGGACGAAATGGAAAGTATCAACGACAGTTACTTCCTTACCTCTTTTCGATTCATCGGGATCATTGGTTATTATTAATATTTCTCCTATTTTAAATTTAGCTTCCATCTTATTTGTATTACGTTAATCATCCTCATCTTTTTCATTATCCCAAATATCTGCACAAGCCTGTTTGATTTCCTTCAAAAAATCACCATCTTCCAACCTCTTGTTGAAACTATCAAACAGTTCCGTATGACCAGATAATGATGCAGGTTCCGAATCACCATCTTGTAATCGTTTGTGTGGAAAGTAAGCTTCGTATTCATATCCATAAAACTTAAATACGAGATAGTACATTATAGGGTACTGAACATCATTCTCGTCGTATTTCCAATTATTCAACTCACCGTAAAGGAGAGTGATATTCTCTGTAAGCTGTTTGTTAAAAATCAT